CCCCCACCCCCCGTGGTCCACGCGGAAGACACGTGTCCGCGTGAGACCGCTCCCCGCGCACCCCCGAGCGTTAAGTGGGTCCCGCGCAAATAAGCGGGTATGACGGAGACACAGACCGAGAGACGCCGGAATTACGCAGAGGTTGTCGCGGAGACCCTCGCGGACATCACATCCGTCGTGGATGTGCAGGTGGAGCGGGACCGATACCCCGTCCGGCTGACCGTCGTTCTCCGCGGTGGCACTATCGAGGACGGCGTACACGACGTGCTAGACCACTACCACGCGACAATCGAGGACGCCTCGCGGACGGGCGGTGGCCTGCGCCTGAGCCTCGCCGTCCGGGAGCCGTGGAAGGACGCCGGGACGCGGAGCATCCGCTCACACGGCAAGAGCCTCGTCCTCACGCTCCCGCGGGAGGCACTGGACGCCGCAGGGCTCGCGGAGGACAGCGTCGCTATCCACGCCCGGCAGGACGAGATACACATCGCCCGGCAGACGGACGAGCCGCTCGGGCCGAACCGATGACGGACGAATCGCTAGACCGCGCCGCGGACATCGGGGTTCCGGAGCCCGAGCCGGACGCGGACGCGGACGCGGAGCCGGCCGGAGGGGAGACAGATGGCGAGTGACCTGCGCGTGAACTGCGAGCGGTGTGGCCGGTTCACCGAGTACGAGGTCGAACAGAAGCGAGCGGACGGGACGGCACTCGTCTCCTGTGTCGAGTGTGGCAAGCGGCACGGGGAGGACTCCGTGATGTTCGTGGACCTGTCGCAGACGTACCGCCGGGACGAGTCGGGCGTACTGCGAGACGAGGTGACGTACTGATGACGTGCTGGGAGTACGAGGCCCGGTCGCGTCGGTGGGTGAAACGCCCGCTCGACCGCTGTCCGCACTGTGGCGAGTACGACTACACCACCTTCCGCCGGTTGACCGGCCCCGGCCCGCTCACGCGCCTCCTGTGCTACCTCCGCGGGACGGAGGTGCCGGAGGACGAGTACGTCTACAAGACACGGTGCGTCAACTGTGGCTACGGAGACACGGCGTACGAGCCCCGCGATGACTGACCTGCTCGACCCCGGCGACAGCCGCGAGTGGACGTACCGGGAGCGGGACTGCATGGTCGTCAAGAACGACCTCGGGCACTGGTGCGGATACGCCCGGACCACACTCTCCGGCTTCGTCCCGGCAGACCTGCACGACTACGAGGGCACGGAGCGACACACCCTCCTCGATGTCCACGGCGGGCTCACCTACGGTCCGGACGACGACGGCTGGGTCGGCTTCGACTGCGGGCACGCCCGCGACCTGTGTCTGGACGAGCGCGGGGAGCCGTGGGGAAAACTGTACACTGACCACGACCGGGAGCCCGTCCTACTCCGGCGATACGGGAGTATCGAGGCGTGTGAGGACGCGGACGACTGTCTCGTGTGGCGACTCGCGGACGTACGCCGGGAGACGGAGCGGCTCGTGGACCAACTCGCCCTGCTGGAACACGCCGTGTCAGTACTCTGCTAGACCGGCCCGTCCCCAACACTCATCCTGTTACCCGGTAAACGGAGTCGTAGACGCGACCAATGACTAGCGAACTTGACCTGACAGACCTGCCACAGCCGTCCGAGGAGACGACCGTCGCGCCCGAGTCGCTGTCGGTCGACGGAGACAACCCGAACAGCATGGAGGACGACGTGTTCGACCTGCTCGTCTCTCGTATCGAACAGCGTGGGTGGGTCGGCAACGCGATTATCGTAGACGAGGACGGGGTTATCGCGGACGGGGAGCATCGCTGGCGGGCCGCCCTCGAACTGGGGCTGACGGAGGTGCCCGTGAAGCGATACGACCTGTCGGACGAGGAGCGGCGACTGCTCCGGCAGGAACTGAACAAAATCGAGGGCGAACACGACCGGGAGCGGGACGCGGCGGAGTACGACGCCCTGCTGTCGGCCGGCTTCGTAGAGGACATCGAGAGCCTCACGAGCGCGAAGAACGAGGACCTCGAAGGGATGCTGAACGAGATGCAGGAGAAGCAGGTGTCTCCGGACGAGGTAGACGAGATGAGCGAGGAGCGGGAGCCGGCCCCCGGCGCGGAGCCGGCACTGGACGACCGCGGGAACCCCACCGACGGGACGGACACGGACACGGACGCGGACACGGACGCCCCCGGCACGGGAGCCGGAGACGCCCCGCACGCGGACGCAGGGACGGACGGCCCGCGGGAGGCTCCGGACGACCCGAAGGCTCCGCCGGTCCAGCAGGAGGGGGAGAACGACCCGTACGAGGAGTGGGACCGCGCCGGCACGGCAGAGGACACGAACGAGGACCTGACGAGCGAGTACAAGGTCCACGTCCACCTCCGGGACGAGGAGGACCTCGAAGCCTTCGAGGAACTGGTCGGACAGACCGTCCCGCGGAACACGTGGGCTATCTGGTATCCCGAGGCCGAGCGGCTGGACGCCTCCGACACCTACGCCGTCGCGGCTCCGGAGGCGGCCGACACCGAGGCAGACACGGACGCCGCGCCGGAACCGGAGGCTCCGGCTGACGGAGAGGATGACTGACGGCTCGGCACCGGCCACCGGCCCGCGGTTCCCCGTCTATGTCGTCTCCTACGGCCGGGCAGAGACGTGCCTCACCGCCCGCGAACACGAGCGGATGGGCGTCCCGTACCACCTCGTCATCGAGGCCGACCAGTACGACGCCTACGCCGCGGAGTGGCCCGAGGACCGCCTGCTGGTCGTCCCCGAGTCGTATCACGAGCAGTACGAGACGTACGACGACCTCGGGGAGCGCAAGCCGAAGGGTCCCGGGCCGGCTCGCAACTTCGCGTGGGACCACGCCCGGGAGCGGGGAGCGGACTGGCACTGGGTGATGGACGACAACATCTCGCGGTTCATCCACTACCGAGACAACCTCGAAATCGTCGCTGGTGACGGGGGCTTCTGGCGAGCGATGGAGGACTTCGTACTCCGGTATCGGAACATCGCAATGGCCGGCCCGCGGTACCAGATGTTCAACATCAAACGACAGCAGTCACCGCCTGTGACCTTCAACACCCGTGTCTACTCGTGCAACCTCATCCGGAACGACACGGGCTATCGCTGGGCCGGTCGGTACAACGAGGACACCGACCTGAGCCTCCGGATGCTGAAGGACGGCTGGTGTACCGCGGTGATGAACCTGTTTCTCCAGAAAAAAGAGGCGACACAGACCTACTCCGGCGGGAACACGGAGAACTTCTACGAGTCGGAGGGCACGTATCCCAAGAGCCGGATGCTCAAACAGCAACATCCGTCGCTCACGACCATCACGAAGCGGTGGGGCCGGTGGCATCACCGGGTGGACTACAGCGCCTTCGACAGCAACAAGCTCGTCCCGAAGGACGACCCGGACATCCGCCGTGGTGACTACTCGTTCGCGGTCGTCCCCCGCGAGGAGGTAGATGGATGACGGACGGCGGGCTCCAGCCGACGAACGAGAACCGATACCCGCTGTACGTCGTCTCCTACGGCCGCTGGGACAAGTGCCGGACGGCCACGCACCACGAGCGGGCCGGCAACGACTACTTCATCGTAGTCGAACCGGAGCAGTACGACGAGTACGCCGCGCACCACGACGAGGACAAGCTCCTCGCGGTCCCGGACGAGTATCACGAGCGGTACGAGACGTACGACGACCTCGGCCGGGGAAAGGCACAGGGGCCGGGACCGGCCCGCAACTTCGCGTGGGACCACGCCCGGGAGCATGGCTACGACTGGCACTGGGTGATGGACGACAACATCAGCGCGATGATGGTGTTCACCGAGAACAACACGCCGGTCGCCTACGGAGCGGACATCTTCCGGGCGATGGAGGACTTCGTGCTACAGTACCAGAACGTCTCGATGGCCGGCCCGCGGTACGAGTCCTTCATCATGAAGAAATCGCCCTCGGCCCCGATAACGACGAATACGAGGGTCTACTCGTGCAACCTCATCCGGAACGATACCGGGTATCGCTGGGCCGGCCGGTACAACGAGGACACCGACCTCTCCCTCCGGATGCTCAAAGACGGCTGGTGTACGGTCGTCTTCAACCTGTTCCTCCAGAAGAAACGAGCCACGCAGGTCATCGACGGCGGGAACACGGAGAACTTCTACAAGCACGAGGGCACCTACCCCAAGAGCCGGATGCTCAAACAGCAACACCCGGACGTGACGACGCTCACGAAGCGATGGGACCGGTGGCATCACCGGGTGGACTACAGCGGGTTCACGAACAAGCTCGTCCCGAAGCCGGCGGCAGAGCGGCCGCCGCTCGGTGACTACAACTTCCGGATGGTCCCGCGGGAGACCGTGACCGACTCGTAGTCCAGTCCAGTCTCGTCCCGGCTCGCCCCGGCCCGTCCCGCCCCGGTCCGCTCCGGCCCGCTCCGCCCCCGCTCCGTCCTGCCCCGCTCCGGCCCGCTCCGGTCCGCTCCGGGGGGAGCCTCCGCACCCCAAACTGTTACGGACACCGAGCGTGACGCCCCGCCTATGACCGCAGAGAACCCACCGCGAGAGCCCGCGACCCGACCGCTCCGGTTCAAGCTCGTCCGCCACCGGGACGACTCGGGCGTCTCCGGCACCGGCACCGTCGCGTTCGGCGTGCTGTGGCCGGACGGAGCCGTCGACATCCAGTGGCGCAACGACGACACCGACGGGCTCGACACGACTCGTAACGGCTTCGCCTCCTACCACAGCGAGGACGGGCTCGACGACACCCTCGCCGTCCACGGCCACGGCGGGGCGACCGAGGTCGTCTTCATCGACGGGCCGGCGCAGGGCGACACCCTCGACTGACCGGCCCACACGGCCCCAGCCCGCTCCCCCGCGGGCTCCCCCGCGGGCTCCCTCCCGGCCCGAACCGCTCGGTGCAACCACCCCGTGCGGCTTGCGTCTCCCGTTCGTCCCGACTCGTTCCCAGTCGGTCCCCACGCTGTCATCAGGTTTATGCCCGACAGGTCCGCAGGGTGAGACGACGCAACAGAGCGCAATCCGGCCTCGCGCGGACGCGCACGGCGGTCCCGTCATGCGATTCGGGGGCGTCGGGGGAGGCTCCCCGCGAGGGCACAGGAGGCACTGACGATGGGCTACAAAGACGTAGAGATACCAGACGGCACCGACCCGGAGGACTACACGTATCACCAGCGACGGAGCGAGCTACTCAAGTTCGCCATCGAGGCGGGACACCCGGACATGCTCTCGCGCAAGAAGTTCGCGGAGCGGTACGGCGTGAACCCCTCGACCATCACGCGAGACATTCAGGCCCTTCGTGACGAGATACACGAGGACCTGAGCAGTGACGCCGAGATGATATCCGCCATCATCTATCGGAAGGCCATCCGCGAGAAGGCGGACCGTGGCGACTGGATGGAGGCGAAGGAGCTACTCGAATCGTGGAACGAGTGGCTGTTCAACACCGGCCAGCAGGAGAAGGCTCCGGAGCGGATGGAGATGGACATGGACGCCCACATCGAGTCGTCCGAGCGGAAGGCACTCATCGGGGTCGACCTCGGGGTCTTCGAGGGCGTGGACACCTCACAGATGGTCGGGCTGGACGTGTCTGACGTAGAGGGAGCCGCGGACGGCCCGGACGGGGAGCCCACAGACATCCCGCTCACAGACGACGTGAGCGAGGCTGACGGCGAGGGCGGGAACGGAGCCGGTGATGGTGCCTGACCTGCTCACCGCGGACGACCGGGAGGGACTCTGCCGCGACCCCGCGTGCCGGCTCCACGGCGACGGGGAGGCTGGCTGTCTCGTGGTCGACGTAGAACGCCGGGTGCGGGACCGGCTGGACCAAGGCCGCGCCCCGCACGCGGACGCGGACGCCCCCGCGCGTGGGGCCGAGACGGGCACCGGCCCGGAGCCGTCTGCGACTCCGGCAGACGGGGAGCCCGAGTCAGACCGGGGCGGCCGGCCGGGGGCCGCCGGGGCTCCGGACGAGGTGCCGGACGAGGACGCCGGCGTGTCACACCGCGGGAGCGCATCGTGGGAGGTGGCCGTCTCGGACCGCGGTCGTATCCACCTGAGTACGTCCTGCGCGGTGAACGGAGCCCCGCTCGAACAGCCGACACCCGGCATCCTCGTCTTCGAGCGCGACTCCGAGGCCGGCAACTCGCTCTACCTCGTGACGGACGGCGTGGGGATGCCGCCGGAGATACTGCCGGACGAGTTCCTCGTGGAGACACCGCTAGAGGACCTGTGCAACAACTGCACGGGGCACCTCCGACAGAAGCTCCCGGACGACCTCGCAGACGGGGCGGACTGACCGGCCGGCCCACACGGCCCGGCCCGCGGAACACTCTTGCCACGCCCGCCCCACGCCCCGTGTATGGACCTGAGCTACGAGGCGGACATCGACACGCGCTGTGCCGGGTGTGGAGACTCTGCCGTAGGGTGGGCCTTCGCCCCGGACGGGACGCGCCGGTACGTCTGTGCTGACTGTGCCGGCGCTGTCGAGCGGCACACCGGCCCCGAGACGGAGACGGAGGCTCACCCCCGGGCCGACTTCTGTCGCGCCTGCGGCCGGCTGACGCTGGCACGCGCCCTGACCGCGCAGACACAGTGCCCGGACTGCATCGGCGCGGCCGGCGAGCGAGCCCGGACGGGCACGGCGGACGCGGACGGAGCCGCCCCGCACGCGGACGCGGACGCCCCCGCGCGTGGGGGCCGGGCCGGTGTGACCGGCCGGGAGCGGGCGGCCGTCGCGGCGGCACACGCCGACCAGCAGGGAGCCGTCGACTACGACGCAGAGCCGGACGCGGAGCCGGACACGGACACGGACAGGGAGGGCTGACGGATGGCCGCTGGGGCCGAGTCAGCCGTCGACGGCGAGACGACCGTGTGGGGCTTCAAGCCGCTCGAATGGCAGGAGGGGTTCATCCACTCGCAGGCACAGGAGGTACTGGGGAGCGGCGCGTTCGGGGCCGGCAAGACACGCGCCCTGTGCGAGAAGATATACCTGTCTGCGGCGCTCTACCCCGGGAATCGTATCCTCCTCGCCCGCAAGACGTTCGCCTCCATCACGAACACGACGCTAGAGACCCTCCTCGGGGAGGTCGTCCCGGAGTCACACATCGTCGGGAGCAACAAGCAGAAACACCTGCTCAACATCCAGTCACCCTTCTACCCGACCGTCTACTGTACGAACTGCGAGTGGTCATCGACGCGGATGTTCCCCGTCGACAAGCGGGACACGCTCCGGCAGAGCGACCGCTGGGGCTGTCCGAACTGCGGGAGCCGCTCCGCGGTCGCTTTCACACCGCCGTCAGAGGTGTACTACGAGGGGCTGAACACGGGGAGCCGGCCGGGCGAGATGCCCGAGAAAATCGCCGGCATGAACCTCGGTGCGGTCGCCGTAGACGAGGCTATCGAAATCACGGAGAAGGACTGGGAGATGCTACAGGGCCGCCTCCGGCTCTCGGACCTCGGCAACCCGTTCGTCCCGCGGCTCCCGGTCCGGCAGATATACAGTGCGACGAACCCGGCCGGCCCGACGCACTGGATGTATAAGCGGTTCTACGAGCAGGGCGTGGGCGAGGTGTACGAGGGCAAGACCGAGGACAACATCCACAACCCGGACGACTACCTCCCCCGACTCCGCCAGCAGTTCGCCGGAGCGGACGCGGACCGCCTCATCGGCGGGGAGTGGCGCGGGTATCAGGGGCTCGTGTACGACGACTTCTCCGACGCGATTCACGTTCTCGACCCGCTCGACGCACCGGAGATACTCCCCGGCGACTGGACGCTCGCGGACGCCTCCCGGGAGGCGATGGAGACGATGCAGGCCGAGCGGAGTACGCCCGTGGGCGACCCGGGCTCCCGCGGCGACTACCAGCCCGCGCGACTCTACCCGCCGGCTGACACGGACATCCTCATGGGCATCGACTGGGGCTACCGCCCTGACCCGCTGTGTATCCAGTGGTGGGCTGACACGGACACACACGGGCTCGTGCTGTACCGGGAGTGGATGCAGACGCGGACCCTCCCGGACGACGCGGCGGCCGAGGCAATCGACCTGATGGCCGACGACGAACTGGACAACGTGCGGGCCGTCTACGCCGACCACGACTCCGGCGACCGGGCGGACTGGCACGAGGGAGCCCGGGACCACATCCGGGACCAGTACGGCCGCGGGGAGGACGCCCCGGACTGGCGACGGCTCCGGACGACGAAGGCGAAGAAGGACGTAGACAGCGGCATCAAGACCATCACGCGCCTGCTCCGGCCGGACGAACACGACCGGGCTGGCCTCTACTTCGTCCGGGGAGCCCGCGCGCACCAGATAGACTCGCGGCTCGCCAATGCGGACAAGCCCGGGAGTACGCTCGCGGAAATCAGGGGCTATGCGTGGGAGGACGACGAATCCGAGTCGCCACAGGGGCACGACAATCACGGGATGGACACGATGCGGTACGTCGGCCACAGCCACCGCCGGGGGAGCGTCAGCGGCGATTCGGGACCGGCAGTCCACAAGTCGTAACGACTCGGAGCGAGCCCGAGAAACCGTGAGACACCGGTCTTTGCACCAAGCAAACCTTTATAACAAAGCCTCGTCTAGTGGGAGGTAGCCCGCGAGGGCGAGGAGGTGAACACACATGAAGCACGAACCCAACAGGCAAGTTACCGAGGAGGAACAGAAGCTCTGGAGCGAGTTCCGCGAGGCACTCGACCGGAGCGACTACTCCCCCATCAGCGTCACGCAGGTCGCAACGACCCATTGCGGACTGCACGAGGAGCGCAGTCGGCAAATCGTGGCGACGTGGGAGAACGAAGGCCTCGTGTCAGCGTCCCGAGCCCGCGACCACGCGGGGCTGACGGAGTACGGACGGCAGGTCACTGACATCGAGTCCGGCATGACGAGCGGCGAGTCGTGGCGATAATCGGTCGGCACATCGCCTCTTTTTTCCGGTTTCAGGATATGACGGGCAGAGGAAACACCTTTGAGGGAGCGACCTGATTCGTGACATAACAGATGTCTCGCCTCCGCCGGCTCCGCGACTGGCTGACGGGCGATACGACTGCTTCTAGCGAGGGGTATGCAGACGGGCACAGCCCCGAGGACGCCGACCCGGCCGACGACGGGACGGTCCAGAAGCAGGAGGCTCGCTCGACGGTCCAGAAGGAACCACAGCGACGGAACGAACTGCCGCCGGAGCTACAACGACAGGTCCGGAACCACGGTGCGGCCACGAAGCCCTACGACGCCGACTGGCTCAAGACCCTCTCACAGAACTGGGTCGCACAGGCGTACATCGACACGATGGCGCAGGACCTCGCTACCGCGCCGTGGCACCTGAAGCCCCGAGACGAGGCCCGCACCGTCCCGGACGAGGAGATTGCGGAGGCCGAGCGGACGCTTCAGACCCTCCACCCGGAAAAGTCGTTCCGCGACCTCCGCGAGATGGCCGCCCGGAACACCCTGAAGCTCGGTGACGGGGCGTGGGTGAAGCACTACGACGAGAACGGCGACCTCGCGGAGGCACTGCCGGTCGATAGCTCCCGGCTCTACAAGCAGGTCGACCGGCACGGCCTGACCGATGGCTACGTCGAGGTGTCGTACAACCGCGGGACGGTCGAGACCGAGTGGGACCTGTCAGAGGTCGTCTGGTTCGAGTGGGCGAGTCGTGAGGGGCACGTCTACGGCCGGGGGCCGGTCGAGAAGGGAGCCGATGTCATCGAGGTGCTAGAGGAACTGGGCGACAAGGAACTGAAGGACCTGAAAGAGGGGATGCCGCCCGGTATCGTCTCCGTCAAGGAGGACGAGGACACCCCGATGGCCGTCGACTCCTACGAGAAGGTGAAGCAGAACTGGGGGCTCCGCGAGGGGGAGCGGCACCGCGCTATCGTCAGCATGGGCGACTGGCAGTTCACCCCGCTCGACCCCGGGTATCAGGAGCTACAGTTCATGGAGCGAAACAAGCTCTGGATACAGTCGCTCGGGGCCGTGTTCAAGGTCAACGCGCCCTACGCCGGCTTCGACTTTCAGGAGGGTAACAAGGCGCAGAACGCCGCGCAGACGGAGGCGTACAAACAGCGCGGGTTCGCCGTCCTACTCCGGCAGATGGAGGAAGCACTGAACCGGCAACTCGTGTGGGAGGACATCTCGGAGGACCTCGAATTCGAGTTCGAGACGGTCACGAGTACGAGCGAGCAGAAGGCCGAGGCCGAGTTCCGCTCCGCGCAGGCGGACGCCGCGGAGTCGTGGTCGAAGCTCGGCCGGGAGGTATCGTACCGTGACGGCCGGCTGGAAATCGAGGACGGCGAGGTCGAGGCACCGGACGAGCCGGCCGACGAGTCGGGCCCGTTCGGCTTCTCCGCGGGGGAGCGGTTCGAGCAGGCACAGGCCGGGAGCGGCACCGTCGCCGCGGACGCCCCGGACGGAGGCACGGGGAGCCCGGCCGGCACTGACGCCGGGGCAGGCACAGCACAGGCCACAGACGGCGGCACAGCGGTCGCGGGCGGGAGCGGGGAGCCGGACACCCCGGAGGCCGCCTCGCTCACGAAGGCCGAGGTGACGGAGCTAGACGACCTGATGCTGACGGCCCACCGGGAGCAGATACAGCCGGCCACGCTCGGGGACATCGAGAAGCGCGTCTGGACGGACGACGATGCCGTCCCGGAGTACGTCCGCGAGCGTATCGAGCGAGCCATCCGCGACCTCGGGGCCGTGTTCGAGGACATCGAGTCGGTCCCGTCGAGTACCATCGACCGGCTGAAGGACATCCTCGCGGACCAGATGACCCAGCCGCAGGGCTGGAGCCTCGACAGTATCGTAGACGAGATGTCCGACGTGTGGCCGGGCGTCTCTGAGGAGAAGCTAGAGACGGTCGCCCGGACGGAGACGGCTTCGGTGCTGAACACGGCCCGGGAGGATGGCTACGAGGACCTGCCCGGCGACGACACGCCGCGGTTCTACTGGGAAGGGCCGGCAGACAGCCGGACGACCGAGGCGTGCGAGGAGTTGAAGGCGCGAACGAACCCGGACTTCGGGGGCGAGCCGGTCTCCATGAACGACCTCATCCGGGCGCAGGAGGACGTGCAGGCCACGCACTTCCCCGGGCTGTCGTTCCGGAAGCACACGATACACCCGAACGAGCGGCACACGTTCGTCCGGGCTCCTAGCTCGGGGGTGGACTGGGACTGATGTCCGGACCGGACGCCCCGCGGGAGAGCGACACGGAGCGTGACGGGTTCCTCTCCTACGCCGCGGAGTGGCACGCCTTCGCTATCGGCTTCTACGACGGGATGTCCTCGGTCCGGGCACGGCCGCGCGGGCTCCCGGACAACGAGGATGTCCAGCGCGAGCCGCACTACTACAAGGGCGCATACGTCCTCGGCACGCTCGTACAGGTCGGTATCATCCTCCTACTCGGCTCACAGGGAGCGGGGATGCTGTGATGGCCGGCGTCACCCGAACCGTCAAGACCTTACAGCCCGCAGACAGACTCGTATGAGCGGGCCACACGACCACATCTCGAAGGACGCGGAGTACGAGGCCGTGTTCGCGCAGATGGCGAAGGACGACGCCCGGAGCGACAGACAGCGGGAGGTAGAAGCCGCCTTCGGGCAGTCGCTCCCGGCCCTGCTCCGCGACCTCCGGGAGAACCACGATAGCAAGAGTGCGATGCTCCGGCGCATCAACTCGACGCTCGACGCGAACGGCATCGAACAGAAGCTCTCGCGCGGCACCCTCTACAACTGGCTGGATACGGTCTCCGAGGAGTAGCGACGACAGCGGGCGGCCTGCGGGCGCGGCGCGGGCGGTGCGGACCAGTCGGACGGCCTGTGACGCGACCGCTCACACGCGACCATCGACCTCGTTGTCCGGCAAACAGTCGTATCGAGCGGCCGCTCACGACGCTCCTGCGACAGTCGTATCCCTCGCCAGCACCCTGCATAGCTCCTGTGCGACTGGTATTTGCTTGATGCAAACCTTTATATGGTATCCTCGTCTCTACGTGAGTGTAACAGGTGAACTACGATGCAGGCACACACCACGCAGACCCCGACCGACGCACCGACGCAGACCTACACGACCCTTAGCGCGACCGCGGTCCCCGACCTTCAGGAGGGGGACACCCTCCGCGTCACCTACGAGAGCGCCTACGGAGGCACGCAGGTCATCGAGGGCACGGTCGAGCAGGTCCGTATCACCCTCTCCCCGGCCGAGGACGACTACCTCTGCTCCACCATCTACCTCTCCACGGACGAGGGGGCACGGAAGGTCAATCTCGACGCGGTTCCGGGAGGCAGTCCGAACGGCGACGTTCACACGAAGCGGCAGGGGCACGACGCGAGTACGGCCGCAGGCGAGACGCAGTACCGCTCCGGGTCGTGGTCCCGTGTCTCCGCACAGGCGACGACCCTCACCGTTGCAGTCCCGTGCGAGGACGCGGACGAGGACGCGGACACGGCCGAGGCCGAGGCCGAGCCGGAGCCCCGCCGGCTCATGACGGACGGAGGGCAGGCACAGGGCACGGACGAGTTCATCTTCCAGCAGTACGACCCGGAGGCCGAGGCCGAGCCCGAGCCCGTCTCCCTCACCGTCACCGTCGTAGACTCGTGGCAGAACAGCTACGGCGACCAGAAGGCCGCCGTCACGGCTCCGGCTCCGTGGGAGGTGCCGGACGACGCGCCGGTCTCTCACACCCCGAACGAGGTCGTCAAGTCGC